TGCAGGGCGCTGCTTACGGTAAAATGTATCACGAACATTATGGTGTTGCACCTAAGTCAGTTATTCTAATGATCTCAGTCGAGACAGCTGGATTCGCTCAGATTATGATTGAGCCATATGAAAATTGTCTTGATATGTTACTTGAGTTTAAGAAAACTATTTGACATTACAATTGATTAACGGTATAATAGAGTGTCGGTTTTGAATAAATATATTACTCTTAACTAAAAGGAAGTTAAAATGGCACAGCCAGTTCTAAAAGATTTAAATGGTGGAACAGTTACACTATCATATTCTGAAATTCCAGCAAACGCTCTTGTAACTAAGTTCTACAGCGAACAAGGTTCACAATTACATTTAATTGGAACAGAAGAACAAATTAAAGAAGCTGATGTGCTTTTACAAAAAAGCCCAGTTTCATTTGATGGTGTAGAATACACATTTAAAGCATAATGGTAGTAAACTGACAGCTATATGATTGAAATGGGAAAGAAAACAGCGTAAATATTGAGTGTAAAATTGGACCAGACGGGAAGTGCGACTCTTCCCCATCTCCACCAAAAGCATATTGTTAGCTGTCTGCAGCAGCGCCCATAAAGATACACAATATGCTTCTGACGGGGATGCGTAGGATCGATGGACAAAAAATAAACTTAATTCGCTCGAAAGGTGACGAACGTAATTCGCACAAACAAAAGTAACAGCAAATGATAGCTCTTACGATCTTGCGTTAGCTGCCTAATAAGTAGTTAATTGCTAGGGTTTGGTAGGTTTCCTAGTAACAGAAAATCTACCCATTATTCGGATATGCCCAAGTCCATGTACCATCAGGTAAATAGAACTTTCTTCTTCCTGTTGCTGTTTTAGACAATTTGGCTGATCCTTTCTTTCCATTAGCTGAAGCATAATGATTATGTTTGCCTTTAGTTGTTGGTTTACCTTTACGATAATTGCTTATAGCTTTTTTGTGTTCTTCTGATATTGTTCCACCCTTATTTGTAAAATTCCATGTTTTGTTTATGACGTCTTTAGGAATTTCTAAAGTCTCAAAAAATGAATGTGTGGAACTACACTCTGTATTGAAAAATGTACAGAGAGGACAAATATAAGTATTCATGCTGACACTCCTTGTTAGTGTTAGAGCCTGTGGATATTACCAGTATCGCGACAGGCACTTTTTATTTATAAAAGTTATCGCTGTAAAATGGAGGCAACTAACATGACAGCAGTAGATAAGATTGATAGGTTTATTGATCGAAACGAAAATATGATTTACAGAATTGGTATTCTGTTCTCATTTATATTTTTAGCAATTGTAATTCCTGCGCATCATCTAATTCAAGCCAGAGCGCAATTGACTGAATCTGAACTTATGCATCAACAATACGTTTATGAAAAGAATATTGAAGTGCACGATCTCAATTTAAGAATTGAAGACATTTCGGCAAAGTATCAAAAGACCGAGTCCTTCAAAAGAGAAGTAAACTGCCTCGCTGAGAATGTATACTATGAGGCAGGAACTCAAGGTAAGGACGGTATGTTAGCAGTGGCTCAGGTCACGCTAAACAGAAAGAAAGCTGGGTTCGCTCCAAGTATCTGTGGAGTTGTACATCAAGGATGCCAGTTCTCATGGGTTTGCGAACCATATAAAGAACCAATTCCTGCACTGTTCAATCGAGCTTATGATATTGCAAAGAAAAGCTTTTTAAACGGCGTAGCAATGGCTAAACTTAATAATGCTTTGTACTTTCATGGTGACTATATTAATCCTGATTGGAGCAGTAAAAAGTTTATTACTCAAATCGGGCAGCATAAATTTTATGGGGAAAAATATGGCGACAAAAGATGAAAAGAATAATTTCTCAATTGAAATAGAAAAGATTGTCTCAGATAGAGAAATAACTTATATTGAAGCCATTATTGAATACTGTACAGAAACTGGTTTAGAAGTTGAAATGGCTGCGACGCTTTTGAATGATGTATTGAAAGATAAAATTCAAAACGAAGCTCAAGAATTAAGATATCTCCCAAAAACATCAACACTTCCTATATGAATGGACATGATGCTTTTCAAATTTACAATGCAGTAAGATTACATTTTACCACTGATAAATTTGATTACTTTACTTACAACGGCAAGACTAAAATAACCGCAGAATCTTTTAATGCGAGGAAAGACAAATATACTTTCCATAAAGTCTCT